GTATCAAACGCCCTCAAAAGTCGATCATGAAACACAAAGTAACTTACAGGACGCCTAACGGCGTATTGCAGGAAACCATGTTTGATCAATTTGATGAATTTTGTGACAGCATGGAGGACGTAGCAGCACAATATTACCAGGGACTGAAAGAACCTGGAGATGTCAACATTGAATCAGTATTAGACGATGGAACCACAAGAGCAGAAAAGCTTTCAGTCGATGGAAGAACTGAATTCCTATCTGAGTAATATGAAGCTGATGTATAGACCTCCTGGTGGGGACTATATGCTACTGACAGACTATCTGAACACTGTAGAAGAACGCTTAAGGAGATTAGAGGATGGCACAACTGGTAATACCGACAACGGTTGATACACTGTCAACAGACGGCAATTGTCTGTATCCTGCTGCTGCTCTAGGAGGACAACCGATCGTCTCACCGAACATTAAGATCGATGGGCAACAGGTAGAATTCTATACTGCTTCGACACTTCCTGCTACTGTAGAGGGTCAGAAGGTTAACCCACTTATCCCAGTACCATGCCAACCAGGGGTGAGAGTTATTCAAGCAACAGTAAACACTACTGTATTTTTCAACAATCAGTTGCCAGCGGTAGCAGGGGACCAAGCAGCAATGGCAGGTACTGCTAGACCACTAGTTGGTCCTTACGGTCCAGCGACAGTGTTAATTGGCAGTTCTGGGTGATTATGGTATAATATGGGAGTCGTTCTAAGATAACCATGGCAAAAGCAAAAGTCGGACTGAGTGGACAGCAGATGATCGAGTCTACTCCCAAGAATACTCGACAGGGTAGTGGGAAGAACACGAAGTATGCTGCCACTAGCAGAAATAAAGCGAGGAAACCTTATCGTGGACAGGGTAAGTGAAGTAAGAGAATGGATTAAGAATATATCCGAGAAGCGTGGGGAACTTGGCGGTCATGCCATATGTCCCTACGCTTTTTCTGCGTCTGTACATATAGAGGAACGCGCTCTGAGCGAGGTGACTCTGATAGAGGGCGCGGATGTGGTCGTTTATATTGTTGGAGACTGTAGCGTTGCTGCTATGATGGCAACCGTTGATCATCTTAATATGACCCATAGGGATTATATTTGGTTAGATGACCATAAAGACGAACCAACGTTTATAAATGGCGTTCAAAGTAATTTTGGTAAAGATAATCTGATTTTATGCCAGAGACGTGATAAATTACTACAGGCACGTGAAAATCTCCATAAAACAGATTATTATACCTATTGGCACCAAGAAATGTACGAGAGGATCATCAATGGCAAATTCACCAGTGGACAAGAGCAAACAGTTCGTCGAATCTGGAATGACACTCATAACAGATCAAGCGTCTGATTATTGGTTGAAGAAGGCATCGAAGGCAAAAGAAGAGAACGAAAGGATTTTTGACAACCAAGAGGAGTGGGCAGACGGTTTTTGTGGGAAGTGAGATAAATAATCAATAAACCTGTCTTCATGCCTGAATTCCAGACATTTAAGGATTTCAACATCAACTTTAAGCCTCATCCCGTAACGGAAGACTTGCAAGTTGTAAAAGATAGTGCGGACATCAAACAGTCTATCAAGAGTCTCTTATTGACCCGAAAGGGTGAGAGACTCTTTAATTCTGATTTGGGAACTGCTCTAGCGGATCTATTGTTTGAACCTTTGGATTTTGGTACAGCAGCGATCATACGAGATGAGATTAATGATGTCATCACCACGTATGAACAAAGAATTGAAATCCGTGAATTGAATGTCGATACTAACTTTGATGATAATGGTTATGACATTAATTTAGAATACTCGATTCGTGGTAGAGCGGATCTACAAACAAACATCGAATTCTTCCTAGAGAGCACTAGATAACCATGGCGTCATACGTACAAGTATCAAACTTAGACTTTCAAGACATTAAGACTGCTCTCAAGGAATATTTGAGAGCACAGTCTGACTTTACGTCGTATGACTTTGAAGGATCGTCAATGAGCGTCCTATTGGATGTTCTTGCTTATAATACGTATTATACAGCGTTCAATGCCAACATGGTGGTGAACGAACTGTTCCTGGACTCAGCAACCCTTAGGGACAACGTTATTGCCCTTGCCAAGCAGTTAGGGTACAGACCCAAGTCAAAGGTCGCTCCAGAGGCACGTGTGACCTTTACAGCAACTTATACTGCTGCTGCTCCAAAAGTATCTGTACTACAGAAAGGAACAGGTTTCACAACCGTATTCAATGATACACTTTATTCTTATGTAGCGATTGATGACCAGTCGGTGCCTGTGGAAAACGGTGTTGCTTACTTTGATAATATCCCTGTCTATGAAGGAACCCTGATTACTAGCACTTATGTTGTTAACACTTCCTTACCCTCCCAGAGGTTCATTATTCAGAACCCAGGCATCGATACTAGTTCTGTAAGGGTAAAGGTATATGAGAGCGCCCAATCGACCTCCTACGCCGTTTACGACTATGCTGAGAACATTCTCAATGTAAACTCCGAGTCCAAAGCATTCTTCCTTGATGAAGTAGAGGATGAGCGTTATGAATTGTTCTTTGGTGACGGAGTTCTAGGCAGCAAACTCGACAATGGTAACAAGATTGAGATTACATACCTAGTTACTAATGGTGATGTTACTAACGGAGCAAAAAGCTTCACCTTTAATGGTGTCATTACTGATAAGTTTAGCAACACTGGATTCGTTTATAATGTTTCTGTCAACTCTTCAGCAACCGTAGCAGCAAATGGCGGTGCTGGTATTGAGTCGATCTCCAAGATCAAGTACAATGCTCCAAAGTATTTCAGCACTCAAGACCGTGCTGTTACTGCTAATGACTATGGTAGCATTGTAAGAAACATCTATCCTGCTATCTCAGACATCATTACATTTGGTGGTGAAGAGGATGATCCACCAGAGTATGGCAAAGTAAAGATTGTCATCAAACCAGAAAACGCTAGTTTCTTGTCTTCTACTACAAAGAAGAGCATTGTAGACAAGATGAGAGACTACATGGTTGCTTCTGTCATTCCAGAGATCATTGACCCATCTATTCTCTATATTGAGGCAACTAGTGCCATCTACTACAACACCTCAGTAACTACAGAGAAACCTGAAGAAATTAGAAACAAAGTTATTTCTGGTATCAATTCTTACCTAGCACAATCTACCGTAGAGAAGTTTAACGGTAAGTTCCGTTTTAGTAAGTTTGTATCAACTATTGACAATAGTGATCGTTCTATTTCCTCTAATGCTACAACCATTATGATGAGGAAGGATTTCTATCCTCAGATTAATTCTACGTCATTTTACGAGGTTTGTTACCAGAACGAATTTGATGAACCTTGTGATGGTCCAACCCTGATGTCTACAGGGTTTAAAGTCACTGAGTTCCCTTCATACACAGTGTATTTTGAAGATAGGGATGGCGTAATCGTCCTATATAGATTAGACAGTTTGACTGGTGAAAAAATCACATTAAACGATTCTATTGGAACCGTTGATTATGTGAAAGGTGAGATAAGATTATTTGATGTAACTATCATTCAGGGTAGTTTCAGTGACAACAGAATTGAGATTCGTGTCAAACCTAAGTCAAACGACATCAATGCTTCTAGAGAACTCTATCTAGACGTTGATGTAACTAAGAGTAAATTCACGGTATACCCAGAGTAAGATTAGATGGCAGCCAAGAAGAGAAGGTTATCGTCCCTGATCGAGTCCCAACTCCCAGGGTTTATCCAGTATGAGTACGAAAATTTCTCGAAGTTCGTAGAAAAGTATTACGAACAGCAGGAGTCTGCTGGTCAACCATTGGATATTGTCTCTAATCTAAACCAGTATAGAGATATCAATTTTTATGAAAAGAACCTACTAAATCAACAATCTACACTGGTTAGTTCTATTCTTGCTGATGGTACTTCTTTTGAGGTAGAAAATGGGGATTCTTTCCCTGAAGAGAATGGTTATGTCCAGATTGGTGACGAGATTCTGTTCTATCAGACTAGAAGTGGTAATGTTTTTAGTGAAGTCTCTAGAGGTGTAAGTGGTAATACTACTCTAGGGGATTTGTATACCAAGTCAGCATTCGTTACAACTGCTGCTGCCCCACATTATCAGGGTGATGTTGTAAGGAATATCAGTAATCTATTTCTATATGCTCTAGTCAAGGAATTTGAGAAGACATATCTGTCTGAATTCCCAGAGGCATATCTTAAAGAGGGGGTTGACAAAAGATCCCTAATTAAAAATATTTCTTCGTTCTACAAGGCAAAAGGCACTGATAAGTCTATCAGATTCTTGTTTAACGCTATCGTTACTGACGATCCTCTAAATGTGCCTGAGGTTATCAAACCAAAGGACTTTACACTCAAGGCATCGGTATCAGATTGGACTAAAAACTATTCACTAAAAGTAAAAGTGAACAGTGGTGATGTATTCAGTTTAATTGGTGAGCGTATCACCCAAGAGATTGATGGTTACGATAAAGGCATCGAGTTTGCTCAGGCAATTGTTGATAATGTTATCTCTATTGGAAATGATGGTCAAGAAGACCTGTATGAAGTAATCCTAGAACCATCAACAGTCAATGGTCAGTTCCAAGTTTCTGGTAGAACTGAAACTACTGTCTTATTGTCTGCCACTGCTACTAGTAATGACACAATCACTGTCAAGTCTACAATGGGATTCCCCAAGACGGGTAAGATCCTAGTTGGTGACGAAGTTATTACATATAAGGACAAAACTGTTAATCAGTTTATCATCGATCAACGTCTTGGTCCTATCAGAAACCATAACATTGGTAAGAGTGTATTCCGTTATTCCACTATCACTGGTGGCGATGTAAAGATCACTACTCTAGGTTTACTGTATAATCTACTGCCATCTGAGAAAGCACCTTATTCTGTTAGTGGTGATATTGTACAAGTAGGTGATGCTGGATTCCAAACAAATGATCCTATTGTTTTCGATACTATTATCGGGAGAAATAGGTGGAGAATCAATGAGTCCCCATCTACTCAAACTGTTCAGATCAAAGGATCTGATACCCAGTTTGTTGGTGATGTGGGAGCAGTGTTTGAGGATGATCAATACTATTACATTACCTCTTCTTCATATCCCTCTGGAAATATTCTTGTCGATACCCAGTACGGAGAAAATCTACTAGACCAGAAACATCTAAAACTAATTCGTAAGCAACCTGTAACCACTACAGAGGTGTATGAAACCTCTAATAGAGATGTTGGTATTTTCATTAATGGTGTTCCTGCTCTGGGATACAAATCTACGGAATTTGTCAAGCAAGGTGCTATTGAGTCAGTAACGGTTGAAAATAGAGGATTCTCTTACGCCAACGCTCCATTTGTTCTTGTCAATGAGCAACCTGACAAAGCAAGGTGTACACTCAATGGTAATGTTCTAAATGAAATTGAAATTCTAACTACAGAGAACTTTGATGATGATCCTGCTATCAGAATTACCTCTGGCGAAGCAGCAGTTCTAGAACCAGTAATCACTGCTGGTGCCATCACTAGCATGAATGTCATTAATGCTGGTAGATACTACTCCACTCCACCTGTCATTCGTATTGTAGACCAGTTGGGCAAAGGTAACTTTGCTGAGTTTGAAGCAATTCTCAATTCTGATGGTAGCATCAGTGAAGTCAAGAAGATTTCTGGCGGTAGATTCTACACCAGAGGATATACCAATGTTTTTGTCGAAGCAGTTGGTAAAGGTGCTGTTGCCTCGGCAAAAATCAAACGTTGGGTATATAATCGCTACGAGCAAATCAAAAATAATGTAGATAGCAGCAATGGTACAGTATTTGCTAACTACAACCCATTGAGAGATTATGGTTATGCTTATGTTGCTAATCCAGTCGATGCTAGAAAGAAAGCATATTCTAGTGAGGGTAGTTATAACACTAACTTGATCAATGAGAACATCCACTCTCCTATTATTGGTTATGCCTATGATGGCAACCCAATCTATGGACCAATTGGATATAGCGATCCTGTAGATCCTGGTTCTTCGCTAACAAAGCTTGCTAGTGGTTATGATCTTAAAGGTTCTAGACCAAATGGTCCTGATACTGGTAAGTATCCACTTGGTACATTTATTGATGACTATGAATGGGTTCCCAGTGTAAACTCTGGTAAAACCGAACTAGATCAAAACAATGGTAGATTCTGTGTAACTCCAGAGTATCCAAATGGAACATATGCTTACTTTATTACTGTAGATGCTAATGAAGTTCCTCAGTTCCCATATATTCTCGGAAATAACTTCTATTCACTACCAGTAGACTCTAACTACAATTCTAATATTTCTCAAGATGATATTCCTGTAGGGTTGAAAGCACTTAGATCTAGTCTATCGGAAAGGAACGGTAGTGGGTTTAGTGCTTTGATTCAAGATGTCAAGAAAGGTAATGTCTCATCTGGTTACGTAGAATCTTCTACCGATAACTTCTCTCCTGGTAACACCGTATATGTAAACAATACCAGAACTGATGGTAGCGGTGCTGTTGTTACTGTAGATCATGTTACAGGTGTTGATGTTTCGTCGATTGAATGTACTCAGACAAAAGCGACACAAATTAAAATCCAAGAAAGTGGATATTTGTTTGCTGGAGATGAAATTACTCAAACAGGAGAAGATGGCACTGTTGTTGCCTCTGGAGAACTCATTGGTGATGTAATTAATGCCAGTGAACTAGTCCTTAGGAATGTTACTGGA